CTCATATTTGAGAACCTGCTTAAGCGCCTGTGGATAGTTCTCTTTCATCGCCGGTCTGCTTTCTGGCTTACAAGATCTCGAATGGTGTCAAGTTTTGCAAACACTTGATTGAGCACGGTATTAAATTCTTCGCGTGTGATGTAACGGCCAGCAACAAGCACCTCGATCTCACCAACCTTTTCGGCCAGTTCTTTATCGGCGGCTTGCAAGTCTTTGACAGCGCCCCAGACGGTATTCAATACCCATCCGCCCAGGACGCCGATCACGCCAACGGCGACATCAAAAAATACTTGATATTCAGCCATCGGTGTCATCTCGCCATCGCGTTTCTGTTTTCGGGGTATAGTGAATTTTGCACTGACATAGCCCCCGTGATGGCGGCGCGACCTAAAGTCCGTCGAGTTGATTCAGGTGGTTTAGGTATAGCCTTTTGTGCGGCGCGTTTAGCTGCGCGATCAATCATATCAGCAAATCTATCGGGGTTTTTTATCATCGCATCGGCGATAATCGCTGCCGTTTTACGATCCGCGAAGTTTTGATACGCAGAATAAAATTTTTCTGTAAGTGTCATTTCGCGGCTTAACATGCCTTTAAACGCTGACCGAGGCACACCTTCTTTTTCAGCTTCCTCAGTAACCGCTTTAAATGCAGTTGGCGCAGGGCGCGCTTGTGCGAGCTTTTCAGCTTTATCCAGACGCGCTAATTCATCCGCTACAACTTTAAGATCGGTAAGTTGTTCCTGCGGAAAAGTGTCGGCTAATTTAATAACCATTTTACCTTGCGGCAAAGGCGCGGCTTTAGCTACTTCCTCTAACGCTTTTTGATTAGCAGCTAAATTTGTTAAACGCATATAATCATTGCGACCAATCGCCATGCGAATTGTATCGTCATTTTCACGCAAATATTTTAGCGCATCGTCAGGCTTTTTTGTTCCAATAAAGTTAATCGCGCGGTCTACTATCTCTTTATTGAACGCTTCGCGGGCTGGGCCTTCTAGCCGCTGCGTCAGTTCGCCCATGAGCCGCTTGTCGCCAAGAGCTGCCGTCGTAAGCGCCTTTGCGTCGGCATAGCCGCGAACTCTTGCAGCGCTATCTGTAAGCTCTTGTAAGCCAGTCATTAGCCGCTGCGCTTCCGCGCGGACAGGGCCAAACACTTCGTTAGCGTCAATACCCATAATCTCTAGTTGACGGGCATGTTTGCCTACAAAATTGTCAATCTTGCTAGGGTCTATTGCGCCAGTCGTAAAATCAACCGCATCTGCGCGGGCCATATCCTGAAGGCCCGATGTCATGGCCTGCCGTGCAACAGCATCATTACCAAAGGTTCGCGCGAACTGCGCGGCGTTATCTTCGTTTGCCAAAAACTTAGATACAGTTTGGCTTGGCAACAAACCCTGTTGGTTCTTCTTTGTTGTGCGTAGGATGTCAGTGACGATACCCTGTCTGTAACGCGGAACAAACTCCGTCCGATAAGTGTTCAGCGCGTTTTCATACTGGAACTTAGCCTGTTCAGGTATTGCGCGGCTGTCTCTGACTGCGGTGTCAATAGCGCCATGCAATTCATATAAGTCGCCCATTGGCTTACCGGCAGCTTGAGCGGCAGCGATGTCTTTATTCACAGATTTACGAACGCGGTCTAATTCGCGTAATGTCGCGCCGCGCTGTAACTCGTTAAGATCTCGAACAGTCCGCGTAGCTACGCCTAAAGGCACATCAGCTAATCGACCACCAAGAATATTTTCCGCCGTTTGGATAACGCCGCGTGTATCAATCCGTCTGTTACCAGCGGTTCTAAAAGCGTCTTCATATAAAGGCGTAATGCGCTGCTCACGAAAAGCATCGCGTGTCTCACCAAGACGCTGACTCAACGCCTCTCCTGGCGCAATCTGACCTGTAGCAGGCATCATCTCGCCTGTAGCGCCGAGCGCCTGACGACCCGCAGCCTCTTCAGTCGCATATTGACGCAATAGCTGATTGCGCGTCTCGCTTAACTGCGCCCGCGCTTGCGGAGACATTAACGCGCCTTGTTGCTGTATCTGTGCGTCAATTCGTGCAAGCTGATCTTTAATTGCCTGTAACCGCGTTTGTTGTGCAATTAACGCTTCTCGCCCCGCTGGCGTAGATACAGAGGAAAGACTTGCTTCGCGGGCGGCTAATCTAGGCTCATACAGTTCAGCTTCAGCTAATCGCTGGGCCACTGTAGCTGTTGGAGCGCCCGGAGTTACAGGAATATTAGCCCGCGCAGCTCCTGAAACAGCTTGCGGATTAGTCATCACGTCGCCGTATAACTGATTCTCTACAACTCGTTCTGCCGCGCGTTGACTGAATGGCGCGAGCACAGAAGGCCCAGCGCGCTCCATTATAGCGCCAACGCCACGCACACCCAATTCAGGTATGGCCGCAGGGCTTGTCATACGCGACATTGTTGACAGCGCACCGCTACCAGATAAACCCCCGATACCGCCTGTAAGAGCCGACACGCCAGCCAACGCACCAAAAGGATCTTGTTTAGCAAATGTCGCGCCGCGTTCAATAGCCTCAACGGGGCTCATAACAGCGCGATTTATTTCACGCGATACGGCTGAAGGAATTTGTTGTATTCCTTTCAACGCGGCTGCGCGGCCCTCCGGCGTTGTAAGTCCAATAAGCCCTTCAGCAATGTCATATCCTTTTGCGCCAAGCCCGACGGCACTTTCAGGGATGTTTCCTATTGCTTCTCCTACACCACCGACAAATTCTTCGGGTGAAATAGCTAGTCTTTCAGCAACATTAACCAACTTTTTGCCCGCTGGCTCCGCGGCGCGGTAGACATCTTCAAGAAAACCTACTTCGCCTCGCGGCGCTGGCGTTGCTACAGTTAAACCAAAATGATCTAATATTTCAGCGTCAGTATGACCGGCTTCACGCGCTTTAGCGCTTTCAGGCCGTGACAAAAGATATTGACGGATCTCTTCATCAGAGTGACCCGCATCTTTAGCTGCTTTAATACTGGCGGCAAAATCAACCATTTTGACTCACTTAAAAAAATCGCCGACATTTGATTTAGGTGCTTCGCCAGCTTTACCGCGCGGCATAGTTTGCGCTGTAGGAGCACCACCGCCAAGTAATTTCTTTAACACATCTATAGAGGCGTAACCTTGACTTAATGCTTTAACGCTATCTGGATTAAGCAGAGCTTGGTCGAGTTTTTCCGATTCTTTAACAGCGTCCATCTGCGTGACGCCCATTTCAAGACCTTTACGAAGCTGCGCTTTAAGAACCGTAGACGCTGTGCGAAGCGCTGCCAAACGCGCGTTTACTTCGGAATCGCTTAGATTGCCTAATGCTTGGCCGGTCGGACTTTTACGAAACGCAGCTTTCCAATTTTCGGATGTTGTCGCGCCTGCGCGGGGTATGCCGCCTGCTTCAGCAAGACCCGTTAATTGTTCATCAATAACACTTAAATTGTCACCTATATCCATACGCGCTGACACTTTTTCGCGGATCGGCCCTGGTGGTAATTGTTTAAGCTGTTCGTCGCGCATAAGTTGTTTTTGAATAATAGGATCAATTTGTTGCTGGCCCATGTCCGTAACTAAACGACCCATATTATTAACGCCTCTTTGAGGCGATAACGCATTAGTAGGCGGCAGATATTGTGGTTCTGTAGCTATTGGTGGTTCGCCAAATCGACCCGTAGGCGTAACAAGAACGTCTCCTGTTTTCATCCCAGATATAGGTTTACGCGCTTGTAGTCGTTCTTCCGGCGTTTCCATAAACCCTTCAAGAGCTTTCATATCTGGTTGAGCGCCAAGACGTTTTTGCGCGTATGGCGGAAGCTCTTGATATATCTCAGCATACCGAGCAGACATCGTTTCAGGATCACGCGCCATGACCGCGGGAGTGATAAGACGTTGAGCCAGTTTAACATCTTCGGCGGTTGCTTCAGAAGTAGCTTTACGTCCTTCTCCAACTGCCTTTTGTCTTTTATAAGGTTGTAATTCTTCCTCGCGGCGTTCCGAACCGCGCAATGCAGCTTCTCTCGCTTGTTCGGCATACATGCCTGAGTAAGGCGTCATAAATTTAGCAAACGTGGTGGGACTTCTTTGAGCTAATCCAGCAAGTGTAGTCCGCGCAAAAGGATCCATTCCTGGCTGCGAATAATACTGGCGAACCATTTCATCTTCGCGCCGAGCGCGCTCATATTCTTCCAATTGCTGTTGCGCTAATTGTTGTTGTGTAGCGCGCGCGCCCATCATCTGGTATTGCGCCAGCATGTTCGTAAAGTCAGTGGGCGTATTCGCTAGGGCGTTGCGAGAGGCAATTGTATAATCAATCGGCATTTAAATCACCCTACCCTTGGCGCGCCAAATGTTGGCACGCCCATAAATCCGGGGCTGTATCCTGGCGCATACGTCGGCCCTCCGCTCAAGTAACCTACCTGCGACGGAGCGTATATAGAAGATCTACCTTGAGGCGCAAAACGATCCGCCATGCCATATGCCATCATAGCGTTAACTGGCGTGTTAAGCGCGCTCTGAAGCGCTGACGCGCCGCCCATGTAACCTGAAGCGCGGGCAGACGCTGCGTTCTCCATGCCGGTCGCATACGGATTAGCTGCCGCTAAAGCCGTCATTTGAGGGCTTGCAAGCCCTGTATACGCGCCTGCTATTGTGCCGCCAGCATTAGAAGCTAGATTACCGAGATTAGCTCCAGCCGTCGTTGCAGCCTGTCCTAAATTAGCGCCGGTGCTAAATGCACCTTGAGCGATGTTGCCGCCTGTAGTCAGCGCGGCTTGGCCGAGGTTAGCGCCGGTCGTAAATCTATTACCGGCTAATTGATTGCCTGTAGTTCCTGCAAGTTGGGATACTGTCCCCGCCGCGCCTGCGCCTGTGCCAGCAATATTTTGCAGCCCTTGGGTAACAGCTAACCGATTAGCCATAAAACGATTATAAGCATTGCCATATTCTTGACTTGCTAAACCTTGACCAAAACGCTCGGCTGCTTTTAATGCGCCGCCTGACCCCGCTGTGCCGCCAGCGCGAGCCATATTGAGCATAGATTGTTGACCCTGTTGTTTAAGAAATTCATACGCAGGGTCTAATTGAAGTTGTTCATACGTAGGCTGTTGTGTATATTCGCCGCCCTGTCCATACAGTGCTGATAGACGATTAATTGCGCCTGCGCCCGTGGTCGTATAAGGCTCTTGAGCTGCTACGCCTTGGCCGTAAAATTGGCGGGCTATATCTTCGCCCTGTTGGGCTTGGCCTAAAATATCTGCGCGGCCACGGCCATAATAATCTGTTAGCGCCCCAGCGCCTCTACCATAATAGTCCTCTAAATCCTGTCGGCCTTTGCCATAAAACTCTCTTACGTCGCCAGTGCCTTTATCATAAAATTCACGGCTTGCCGCTGCGCCTTTCTCGGCCATCTGGCGCGCTTGCTCAAGCGCTTGTTGTTGAGCGATATAACCCAACATGCCACCCGTTTGAGCGGCCTGCGCCTGTGTGCCTGCCGCACGCTGTGAAGCCGCATAGCCAGCCCCGCTACTGAGCGCGCTTGCTGCGGTGCTTCCTAAAAGGGCTAGTGTGAACGGATCCATAATGCCTCTTTATATCATGAGTTACTTAAAAATCTAACTGTTGGTGCCTGTGCAACGCCAACGACCTCATTACGGAATGACTCAGTTGCCGCTGCGCCCTGACGGACTTCTTTGGCGACTTCAATCTGAAGCATAGGTAGCGCCGCCACAGCGCAAACCCACTCGTCTACTTCTTTGCCCGTGTTGGGGTTTGTGCCCCGTAACAATGTGAACCACGCGCATTTTAACTGCACGCAGTCTTTCTTAATCAAAGGGCAAAAAGTTCCGTTTTTCAGTTCCATGTTAATTCTTCGTTGCGATGATTACGTCTACATACTGAACAGCAAGATTAATACTTGGTGCGCTGAAGCCGTGAGCGTGGCCACCCCCGCCGCCCGTATTGGAGATAGAAGTGGATGCGCTAAGACTGGCATATCCAGTGCCTGTGGTGCCTGTCTGATTACCAGTATATGAAGCGCCAACAGCAAGACCACCTGAACCACCAGCGACAATAACGCCGCCGAATGTATGAGTATGTCCGCTGTCTGATACCGATGTAGACGCGCTATGGTTATGTGAAGGTATATCAGCGGTCGTCAGTGTATAGCTGGCAACAGTGCCAGTGACAGCTTGAGACGCAAAAGCCGTTGTGAAAGCTACCGAACCGCCTGACGACGCTGCGCCAGATACGACGCGGAGCGCTTTGTTGTCGTGCGTGGTTGATTTCGTCCAGCCTGTCGGAGCGGTCGTTTGAGCAAACAACATCGCCGTGCCGGACGGTATATTCGCCCATGCGCCGGTAAAGCTAGTCGCCGTAACAGATCCAGTAAAGGTAGATCCGCTAGAGTTAATAGTAAGCCGCGTTCCGGCGTTAGTCTTAACCGTAAAATTACGGTCGTCGCTTACATCAAATATAGAGTCTGTAGAATCCGCTGACATGACTGTGCGAGACACGCCGCCAGATGTCGAGATCTGAATAGCGCCGCCAGCTACGTCAATAGCGTTTGCGGGTGTTGCGGTGCCAATACCTACCTGACCTGTCGTGTCAACAACAAATGGCGATGAGTCAGGATCGGCTGAATCTTGCACTCTGATAGCCGCGCCTGCGCCCGTTTGCGTAACGAGAAGCGCTGGGCCGGAGGTATTGGCCGAGATCGTGACGTTACTGGAAAAGACCGGCGACAACGCCGTCGATGGCGCGGCGATATTATCGACCGTCCAAATCTCAGTGCCTTCGGAGTTTGTCAGTTTAAATTTATAGTTAGCCGACGACAACCAAATATTAGCTTCGCCACGCGAATCCAACACAATAGGATTGCTGTTCGCCGTCGCTGCGGTTGAGTCCGTGTAGGTCGCCTGCGGCGTGGTCGTGCCAGCTTCATAAGTATAGAGAAAACCGCCTGCCAGCGGTATGCCTGCGGCGTCAATAAACTGAGCTTTAGCGGTGGGCGATACAACAGCCATTTAGACACCTACACAACTTGTAACGGTCAGGATGACCGAAGGAATAGCGGGAACTGGACTAGAGGCAGCCACATACGGAATTGAGACATTTAAATTGCTAGAGGAATAGACCAGCTCAAAATAATCGCCTGTCTGAAGGTTTAGCACGAAATTCCATGCGGCGACAATCGCGTCGTTAGATCCGCCGGTTAATGTCACTTCTGTCGCCGAATCATCTACATTGATACCGTTTATTCGAGGCCATATATAAACGCGCTTAGTGCCGCCTGCCGTATTATGTATTTGCGCGGAAAACTGAAAATTATATGTAGCTGTATTGTCTACATAAACGCGAGACGTTGGTGTGCCGATATAAACACCATAAGTCAAATCGGATCCGTCGGCGCGGGTATAAGTGTTGTTGAAGGTTATTGCATACGCTGTGTTAATGACAGCGGGCGTAAACGTCGCCGTGCTATAAAATGACCCATATCGGCGACCAGCTTCGAGAGCTTGGTAAGTATTAAAGAACCAACGATACCACGGGCGGTTAACAAACCCCGTAGCGTCATCGTTCATCTTAACGCGAGCTGCGGGGATCTGTGTGTTATTATCGACCAGATTAGGCATTGGTCGGACTCGCGTGCAACTCAGCCCCCATAATGGCGATCTGGACAGGATCAGTGCCTGATATCTCGTAGACTCTATCGCGGAGTTTCATTGTCATGCCAAGCCGCCGCCAGATTGTGCGGTAGCCCGTCTGACCGATCTTACCCATAGATTTCCAGTGCTCATTAGACCATGTATGCCCGCCATCATCCGACCAGCGTAGCATAACCTGCGGATCCGCGCCGACGGTTAAATTATACTGAGCATAATCGCGGATCTTTAAAGCAGACCCAGCGCGGTCAAGAATGAAATCGTTAGCGCGATCATAAATGTAAATAATAGCATTGACTTCCTCTTGGCTGTAGCCAGACAAGCCAACACCGGCCTGACAGTCGAGCTGAAGACTATGTTGCGTCGAGCGGTTTAGATTGTTCTGGCCTGTAGGCAGAGCGCGCCATGATCGTAGCCATTTCTGCGTTGTGCCTGCTTCTGAATAGATTGTTGGGTCATATGCAAAGATTTCGCCTGTGCGGTAGTCGCCGATGACGATCTCATTGTTGAAGTTCATCTGACAATTCCCGCGTGTGCGGGTAAAGTCATTATTTTCCCAGCCAGCGCGCTCATGCCAAGCGCCTGTCGCTACGTCATAAACCCATGTCGTGTTAGCGTTAGGAAAGTTAAGAACATAGAAGCTATGGCCGTCCTGTTGATAGGTGTAGCCCACAGCGTCAGATAACGTCGAATATTGTTGAATCTGCCATTCGACCGCATGAGTCGAAACGCGCTCGCCTGAGTAACCTTTAGAACGGTAGACGATACCATTACCGCGCGCGTCAGCGCCGAGCCAGAATAGGCCGTTGTCGAGCTTGGCGACTGAATAAGCCGCAAGACAACCTATTTCGTTAAATGCGCCTTGGATACGCGCTAACGGAAAATCGGGCAAACCGGCGTCATACCAGACTTCGACTGAGTTTGTTCCAAATAGCCATACTTCGCGATGGTCTACGATTAGCGTAACAAGATTATCGGGAGAGCCTTCCGCGCTGGCAAAATAGAGCGGGTCAACCGTTGTGGTGTTTGAATCCAAAACCCAAAAGATCTGGCTGTCTGGCTGGTTATACACAAACCAACCGTCAAGAAAGCCACAACCAACAGCGCCTGCGAAGGGTGAAGTAAGTTGCGTCAGGAAAGGCGTAAAGGTCAGCGTGACGCCAGTATTGGTAGCCGTAGCTGCGGCAGACAACACGAATGTCGTGGGGTTGGTTACGCTGGCTACCGTTGCGCCGGTTGGGATACCTGTGCCGGACACTGGCTGACCAGGGTAAAGATATGTTGTATCGCCGCCCGATACGGTCGTGCTTGCGTTCGTGGTATTAAAGGGCAGCTCTTGATAGGTGCTATTATAAATGTAGCCGTTCGTTCCGGCGGCAATAAACATCTGCCGACCATTGTCGGTCATGTTGACTTGACTTGATCCTGAGACGGTTCCTATTGCGGTATAATTCCAATCAGAATCAATACGGTAGAGCGTTGTCGCCGATACAGCGTATCCATAAGCTGTAGTTGCTGATTCGCCAGGAGCCGGATCTATGGTGTCGCTTGTAAACGTCCACAACCCGCGAACTGGCCCTGCGCCTAACGTCTGAAGAAACCGCAGTCCTGGCGCGCGTTGTAGCCACGCAGGCTGCTTACCGCCTTCAGGCACAACTTCAGGAAAAAGATTAATCATGCGATTGTCAGCCGCATTTGGACTGCGGGTGACATAACTAGAGCCAAGAATAGGCGTTGCGACCATCAGTAGTTGCCCGCATAGATGTTATAGCGCTGACGTGTGCCGACAATGCTGTAAGGCAGAGCCATGATGTCGTCAGGGTTATTGATGCGCTTCAGATTGCGCTTGCTATACATGGCGATCCGGCTGACCGTAGGCGATGGCTCGACGCCAAACTCAGGGGCCAGCTCGCAAGCCAGATTGTAGCGGAACGCCCGCAGATACCCAGGCGGGAAAAGGATCGCCGTTGCTAGATTAGCAGGCTGCGATAGCTTTTCTACTGAAATGAAATGCCATTCTAACAGTCTTAAAGGGACTGGATAGATGACCATATCAATGTTTGGATAGGTCATATTGGTGAATATGACCTGTGGGTAAGTAGACGTTACGGTCTTAACCGCAATGCCGTCATACTGTTGCTGATTGATAAATTTAATGCCGTAAGAGACGTTAGTCTGTGGATCGCGGAAGTAAGTCGCGTCATCCAGCAATACAGGACGTAAACCCACAAAGTCGCCGGTCGGCCCCAGCGTGCGGTTGCGCTCGCCTGACGGCCAATTGAATACTTGATCTTGAGTTGAGAACACCGACAGTCGTTCGGTATTCCAACTGTCGATCATTTGATTTAGAGCAAATAGCGCGTCATTCGCTGTCTCTGACGAGGGCGTTTCGCCTTCGGCTAACACTCCGAGGAGCCTCAACGCCCCCACTATCTGATCGTAGCAACTGTATGTCGTCATCAGGGTCGAACCTCTCCCAGCCGTTCTCTATATCGGCTTCGGCCTCTAGGTCGAGACACGCCACTTTAACCCCATGTTCAGGGTGTTTCAAATAAATAACAGCCATTTGTTACTTTCTATAAAAATACAGCGGCCCGTAGGCCGCTATATGTTACGCGACTACAGGAAATTCCCATTTGCCGCCTACTGACGTGAACAACTTGCCCGCGCCAGTAGCGTTAGTCGTTGTTGCCAACGACCCCGCAGGAGCAGTTGTGGTAGTCGTTCCAGCCGTAATAGCGGTAGTCAGGAAATACAAACCCGCCGTTGCGTTAGCAACAACAGGGCCTGTAGTAGCCGTTGACGTGAACGTGCCTGAGACAGTAGCTGTCGTCAGAGTCGCGCCGGTAATCGTAGGAGCCGAGAGAGTGCCTCCGCTGATCGTCGCGCCCGTAATGGTTGTGCCACTTACGAGTTCGGGATCAGAAAAGGCAACACCTACAGGTTTTGTGTTTGGCATTGCCTTTATCCTTTATTAAGAGATCCGATACAGCGCCCAAGTGCCGACGCCGGTTTTACGGGCGCGGTAAGCTTGTGTCGTGCCAGCCGTAGCAGCAATCGTCATCAGACCCTGACTGCCGGAGGTGCCAATTGACCAGCCGGTGTTTGTCGTGATCGTGATAACGCCAGAGCTTGAGCCGTCTACGTTGATTACGGAGAAGTCAAAAGATGCGCCGACTTTAACAGCCGAGGGAAGCGCAGCTTCGAGATCAGCAACCGTAGGAAGCGTATAAGCCGCAGCGCTGGTTCCTGGCGAGCCAAGCAAAATGCCGTTAAGCACTTGAGCGGCGGTCAGGGTAGCCGTAACCGTAGCGGTTGCAGGCGCAGGGGTTGCAAAAAAATCGGTTTCAGCAAGATTGCCGTCACCGAACTGATAGCCGCCGCTGCCATTTGGAATAGCACCGTAAGGGCCAAACGTCTCAAGCGGATAAGCCGCATTTGCAGTCGTAGTCATGGATTAAACTCCAAAAGAGATAGAAAAGGGCGGCTCCGTAGAGCCACCGCTTATTAGCCCCAAAGGCGAACGGCCATCTGCGGACGAATCACGCTGTAGCCATAGAGCACGTCAAT